ATCCGAATTAGAAGGATCCAAAACAACTGAACCATGGCGCTCCTTCACGAAGAAGGAATGCACCAACCCCACTACAAGCGATTGGGGCCACGGGTATTTGTTTTGGACGATAGAAGCAGCAGATTTAACTACATCTAGGCAAATGCCAAAACGGTTGAATAGCACACTAAAATGTCAGAAGGACGAAAAGGGCGCATGCTATACAAGCGGGTCAAGTTGGATTAACTGCTGATGACCACAGCAGGTTTGGAGGGCAGCCGAGCAAACCACCGAAGGAGAAATCGTCACCGACAGCACGAAACACATCCAAAGTGCACCCAAGTAGGGTGTATGCACCAGGATTCAATGCTGAATTTGTTGTTCCAGTAACAGTAACGGTCGGAAAAGGGTAAAAGATAGAACGGGATTGTGTCGGATTATTGATACCATAGTTAGTTGGGCAAAAAGGTCCCGATGCATGAAAGGGCACTTCAAATTCAATCATACCCTCTTTATCAGGGTACAACATCATTCGTGATTCAGCCAAACCAGGTTGATATGTAAAATTCTGTTTAATACCGCTAGCGGTGGTGGCAGAAATATCATACAATGGTTGGGTTGGACCAGTACCAAGATTAGTTGCAGTAGTAGGAGATCCTACAGGGTTAGCTATTTGCATAGGGGGCGAATAATTTCCAGTATTGGGCATAACTATGTTATTAATATAGACATACACAGGCAAAGAAGCGTTATAATTACCACCAGGATATGCTACAGCTATTTTGAATCTGACAGAACCACGGAAAAAAGCGTACATTGAATATATGTTTGAATACAAATCAACGACCTGATCGCACACAAAAGCAGTCGATTGCGAAGCCGAGCCATACAAGAACGCACTATTGTAAGTTGGTGTCATGGCGCCAGTCGCATCCACAGTAGTCGGTCCAGTTTGTGGGACAACAGGTGCCCAAGGGTATATTACGAATCCATTCCCAGTTGATCCTGGCGCAGAACCCGTTTGTGCTATAGCTCTCGGTGTTACCCTACCTACAAATGAAAATCGTTTAAGATTCTGACGAAGAGAAGCAGTAACCTCACCCAAACATGCCCCGTATGGTAAAAGTGACACCTCACGCCGTTCAGCGACCAGAATCGAGTCTTTCTGCACTGGAACTATACGCGCTCGACCGATCTGCGCGACATTCGGCAACGCGTACGGTAAATACACAGGTCTTATTGGCGCTCCAAATTGGGCTTCAGTCATTGACACACTAACTAATACATCAACTGAATTTGCGACAGTATTAGCTGCAACCAAAGGGTTAATAACAGAAATTTGAACAATGCCAGTGGCAACATTACGTGCATCACCTGATGTCAAGGATGTAGACACGTCATAAAATGTATGCAACCACGGACGAACAGACACAAACGGAACTTCAAAATCAAAATCGGAACCAGCAGCTAAATCTATATCTTCAGTATAAGCGTAACCAGGCATATTTTGGATAGCAGCGCTATCAGCGTAAGCATATGGCAAAAACGACACCCTAAGCCTACCAGAATGAAATTGTGTCTTAACTATTTGAAATTTAAATCTCATAGTGCCCCTCCATAATGAGAAAAATGACGCAACTTTAGCACACAAAGGCATGCTGGTACGTTGCGCAAAAGCATTCGGGGTCTTGGCGGTCAATTGTTGTGAATACATTGGTGACACAGGAATAGTATATATAGACTGATCAGCCGTTTGAGAAGTGGTCCATGCAAAACTCTCTTTGAAACATGGTTTTGCACAAATCACATCCAACCGCATTTCATCAGTATCAGTTCCAGCCCACCCAGACATTTGTGTTAAAGCGTTAGATGCAGACAAACCAAGTTTATGAGAAGTATCAGACCCGTCATAATTGAAGAAATATTGTGCCGGAGATTGCTTAACTCTAGTTACTGGAGCCTCAACAACAGGTTTTGAAAATCCAAAATATTTTAATATAGCCTCAGCGCCATCAGCAATTGCAGCAGCTGGTGATGCTAGCCAACCAAGTCCAACCCATGGTAAAACACTGGAAGCGGCTCTACCAATTCCACCAACGACAGCGGATATGGTTTGTCTATTTTCCATCTTCGCAAGCTCTTTGCCAATCTGAGCAAAACTGGTAGTAGTTGGTGCAACAGTTGGATATCTGATGTCAACATCCGAAAGCCATGCCCAAA